TAGTGCCGCTGGTCAGCGTGGCTTGGGCATGGTTGGTCGCATTATTGCTGACTTTCACGGCACAGAGATTGGCGTCGGCCCCGGCAAGCTGAGTCATGCGGAACGCCGGAAGCTGTGGGTGAACCGAGAGCACAACCACGGTGTTGCCACGATCAAGTACAAGCGTGACGACAGCTACACCGCACTGCGCCAGCCTACGTTTCAGCACTGGCGTCCAGAGAAGACGGAGCCAAGCTACGAATGACATACAAGGTCTTCGACAGTGAGACGGAGACACACCAGAGCCACAAGCGGAAGGCTAACCCGTTTCACCCTGACAACTATGTTGTCATGCGCGGCTGGAAGAACGAAGGTGACACCCGTTGTTCCATGCAGCACTTCACCGGCAAGACCGCAGACAACTATCTGCGCATCGAGCCTCATGTAACCGTGCTGGTCGGGCACCAAATCAAGTTCGACCTGCTATACGAGATGTGCAACAACAACCCGGACCTCAAGGCGTTCTTCAAGCGCGGTGGCCGAGTGTGGTGCACACAGTACGCCTACTACCTTCTTAATGCGCAGTCCCAGAAGTCGCAGATGGTCGCTATGGACACCGTAGTGGAAGAATACGGCGGGCGCAAGAAGATCGACGGCATGAAGGCACTCTGGGAAGCAGGCTATCTTACATCCCAGATCGACCCGGCTATGGTGGAAGACTACCTGATTGGCACAGAAGACGAGGGCCGTAACAGCGGCGACATCGGCAACACGGAGTTAATCTATCAGGGGCAGATACAGGAAGCCGAAGACCTTGGCATGACGGCTGCGATCAAGGCCCGCATGGACGGGCTGTGCGCCACAACTGAAATGGAGTTCAACGGCATCAAGGTTGATGTCAAACGTGCTGCGGCTGATCTAAAGCTACGCACTGCGGAGTTCAAAGCAGCATCGGCAGAGTTGGAGCAGTACATCAGCCACATCCCCGAGGAAGTGGGGTTCGGCTGGGGCAGCGGCCAGAAGGTCAGTTGCCTGCTGTACGGCGGCACCATCTGCTACCAGAAGCAGACAACTTACATTGACGAGGCGACGGGGCAGCTTGCCAGGTTGAAGGCAGTGGGGCGGTGGCCGCTGTTTGGAGGCGCATCGCGTTCCCCAGATGAGTGCGAGTTTGACGATAAGTCTGAGCGGTACTTCTACCTTGAGGACGTGCCCGGTGACGGGGATCGTGAGGCCGCAACATGGTACTGGCAGGACACCTACCTATCCGGCAAGAAGAAGGGCGAGGGCAAGTTCAAGAACGTGAGCGTGCCCGGTGAGTTGAAGGTGAAGTTCCAAGACTTCTTCTTTGAGTGCGAACAGATCACACCGCCCAAAGACGAGTGGAAGTTGAAGACCCTCGACGGTACAGGCAAGCCTTGCTATGGCACAGGCAGTGAGATTATCGCAACGCTGGCACTGCGGGACATACCGTTTCTCAAGTTGATGGGTAAGTGGCAGGCGCTATCCAAGGAGATTGGCACCTACTACGCCCGGTACGACGAGAGCAAGAAGACCTACGTTGGTATGCTGACCTGTGTGAGCAAGTCAGACCATATCGTACATCACAGCCTGAACCACTCAAGCACAGTGACTACCCGGCTTTCATCCAACAACCCTAACTTGCAGAACATTCCAACCGGCCAGAAGTCGGACGTGAAAGCGATGTTCATCAGCAGGTTCCTGAATGGAGTTGTGGGAGAACTCGACTACAGCCAGCTTGAGGTTGTGGTGCAGGGCTTGCTATCCGGTGATAAGAACCTGATCCGAGACCTTTGCGCAAAGATCGACTTCCACTGCAAGCGTGTAGCGTTGAAGAACAGCGTGTCCTATGACTTCGCACTGTTCCACTGCAAGAACGCAGACGCACCCGACTACGCCAAGTGGAACAACGAGCGCCGCAACTGCAAGTCGTTCAGCTTTGAGCGGGCATACGGTGCAGGCGCTGCTTCCATCTCTGAGAAGAACGGCATCCCGATTGATGACGTGAAGGCAATGATTACCGCTGAGGAAAAGGAGTATCCCGGCGTAGTCAAGTTCAACGCAGACGTTGAGGCGGAAGTGAACCGCACAGCAGAGCCGTTCCGCGACCATGAGCGGGGCTACCGCGTGTTCCGCAAGGGCACTTGGCAGGCACCAACAGGCACGATGTACGCTTGGCGCAGTTGGGACGCACCCAGCTTCATGCGTCAGAAGGGCATCCCAGACACGTTCAGTCCACCGGAGTTGAAGAACTACCCTGTGCAGGGAACTGGCGGGGAGATTGTTCAGATGGTGTTGGGCTATGTCTGGCGCTGGTTCATGCGCAACGACAACTTCGGCGGCAGGGCGCTCCTCACTAACACAGTACACGACTGTATCTGGGTAGACATGCACCCTGACGTGGTGGACGTGGTTATTCCCGGCATGAAGAAGATCATGCAGGCGGTGCCGCAAATCCTCAAGAAGCTATTCAATATCGACTGCCCTGTTCCGTTCCCCGTGGACGCAGAGACGGGCAGCAACATGCTTGAGTTGAAGCATTACACACAAGGATCACACACATGACTAATGCACTTTTTGCACAGGCAAAAGCTGTTGTAAGCGACGAAGACCAGACCGTTGACAACAGCGGTATCGAGTTCGGGCCACACCCTGCTGGCCTGACCCAAGCCCGGTTCATCGGGTACGTTGAGTGCGGCAACCGGCCCCAGTCCTTCGAGGGGCAGGCAAAGGCCGACGCACAGGAAGTGCGGATGTACTTTGAGTTGAACGGCAAGAAGCACCGGAACGAGGTTGACGGCAAGGTGTTCACGAACGTGCAGTCTGAGCGGCTGACCAAGAAGTTCGGTGACAAGGCCACGTTCCGCAAGCTGTTCAACAAGATGACATACGGTCGGCCCGGCATCACCCACATGAAGGACATGCTGGGCGAAGACTTCCTCATCACCATCCAACACAACACGGTGCCCGCAGCAGACGGCAAGAAGGCCAAGACGTTTGCGAACATGCGTGACGGCGAGGGCACCTGGCTCATTCAGGGGCCGTTTCAGACCGTGATGAACGATGACGGCGAGGAAGTGCGCAAGGCGTTCCCGGCCCCGGCCATGACCCAGCCCGCAAAGCTGTTGCTCTGGGACAACCCGAGCAAGGAGCAGTGGGACAGCCTGTTCATTGACGGCACCCGTGAGACGAAGGACGACAAGGGGAACGTCACCCAAGTCAGCAAGAATTGGCTGCAAGAGGACATCCTGACAAAGGCAACAGACTTGCAAGGCTCTGCGCTGGAAGCACTGCTTGGCGGTGTGGCTGACCTCACGCTTGATGATGACGTGCCAGACGACCTGCCGGATGAACCCGTTGCACCCAAGACCCCGGCGGCAGAACCCAAGCAGACCAAGCAGGTTGCTGCATCGGCCACAGATGACGTGCTGGCTGATCTGGGCCTTGACGACGACGAGATTCCGTTCTGATGAACGCCATTCTGGCACAGTTCGGTGTGGGGGGCGACGTTGCCCCCCAGATCGTTCCCGTAGCTTATCCCAAGGCAGTGCCGGGACGAGTTGCGCACATCGACGCTGACTTCATGGCGTACCAAGTATCCGCAGAGAGCGACGACGAGTTGAAGGGCCGGAAGCCCCGGCGCAGCATCGAAGACATGCAGCACAACGCACGGAACGGTGTGGAACACCTTATGCAGATGGCAGGGGCAACCAGCTACATGTGTCATGTCACGCCCAGTGGCAGCAACAAGGGCAACCGGCCAGCGCAGGCAATCCAACAGGAGTATCAGGCGTCCCGACAAGATCGTGACCGGCCTGAGCATCTTGACCTGATCCGGGCGTTCATCGGGGCAGAGTTGAACGGCGTTGTGCATCTGGACCAAGAAGCAGATGACGGCATGGCGCAGGCCAACTACAACGCAGTTGACCGCAACCTGAGTGTGATTGTGAGCAAGGACAAGGACTTGCGCATGGCACCGGGCCTGCACTACGACTTCGACACCGAGACAGTCATCGACGTTACCGACAGCTTCGGATACATCTGGGTTGACGACACCAAGAGCAGCAAGACGCTCAAGGGATGGGGCACCAAGTTCTTCTGGGCACAGTGTCTCATGGGCGACCCGGCAGACTACATCAAGGGCCTGCCTGCCTTGGCTGGTAGCGTGCATTGCGCCGCCGCCCCCACCGGGGCTTACACCAAGGCATATGATGATTGGATCAAGGCAGCAGACGGGCCGAAGGCAGGTAAGGCACAGCAAAAGCTGGACGCCATTCTTGCGAAGACCAAGCCATGCGGCCCGGTCATCACCGCTGCAATCCTTGAGCACGTCAAGACAGACGCCGAGGCATGGAAGATCGTCAAGGGTGCGTGGTGCGCGCTTGCAGCAGAACACGGTTGGCAGTTTCAGCACTGGAACACAACTGTTCCCGTCACCCCGACACAGGCACTTCTGGGCGACATGCAGTTGCTTTGGATGCGCCGCAACAAGAACCCCATGGATGTTGTTGTGTGGCTCAAGGAGGTGCTGGCATGAGCACTGTCTTCAAGTGCAATTTCTGTGACCGGAAGATTGAGGTCAAGCACTTCGACGACCCCCAGATCATATGTGCCTGCGGTGCCAAGTACACCAAGACAGTCACAGTGACCATCACAGGCACATGAGTATCAGGATCAAGGCATCCCAAGCCGCCGCAATCCGCATGACCCTCCTCAAGAAGCAGGGGAACAAGTGCCCACTGTGCGCAGGTTCACTGCACGCTGGGGCTAAGAAGTCGCCTGCACTGGATCACGACCACGGCACAGGTTTCTTGCGCGGGGTTCTCTGCATCAACTGCAACGGCATAGAGGGCAGGGTGTTCAGCCTAGCCCGCCGTGCCCGCAACAGCCTGACAGAACTGCAATGGCTGCGCAATCTCGTAGCATACCATGACCTGCACAGTACCCCACAACACGGGGGTATCCTGCATCACACTCACAAGACCGCAGAGGAACTGCGCCTAGCGCGGAACACTAAAGCCCGCCTCAAGCGAGCAGCGGCCAAAAACTAGGACACCATGTATGTACTCGTAGCGTGCGAGTATTCAGGACGAGTCCGAGATGCGTTCACAGCAGCAGGACACTACGCAGTGTCATGCGACCTACTCCCCACACAGCGACCGGGCAAGCACTACCATGGCAACGTGCTGGATATTCTGCACTTGCCGTGGGACTTGCTTATTGCTCACCCACCTTGCACCTACCTCACCTGCGCAGCGGAGTGGGCGTATGGAGACGGGCCGTATCATCAGAAAGTAAAGCCCGGCACTCTTGTAGGTGCCGCAAGAAGGCAGGCCCGAGTTGAGGCCGCTGACTTTGTGGAGCAGTTGTGGACATCCCGCGTCCCGAAGATCGCCATTGAAAACCCAAGGGGCGTGCTGGCCCGCCGCATAGGCCCAGCCGCCCAGACTATCCAGCCGTATGACTTCGGAGATGACGCCAGCAAAGCGACGTGTCTCTGGCTCAAGGGTCTGCCGCTGATCGAACCCACAGACTTCTGCCCGCCCCGTGTCATTGGTTATGCCTCTCGCTGGGCGAACCAAACGGATAGCGGACAGAACAACGTATCGCCCGGCCAGGATCGCTGGATGGAGCGCAGCACAACATACCCCGGAATTGCAGACGCACTCAGCGCGCGGTGGGGCAAACACTAGGACACCATATGTCAACCATACAACAGCAGTTGGTGTGGGAGGAAGCTATGGTACAGCACGGAGTTGATCGCTTCCGTGCCCAACAGGACAGCGCCGTTGAGGGCAATCGCACTGATGACACATCCGCAGGTGCCCGCCTAATGCGCAGCTATGTTCTGCAAATATCTGACCACTTGAAGCTGTATCTCGCCGGGAAGCACCCCGAGGGCCGCAGGCGTGGAAAGTATGCCAAGCTACTCGGCACCATCAATACCGACAAGTCTGCAATGCTGGCTTTGAAAGCAGTAATTGCAACACTGTTCAACCCAGTCACAATGCAATCCCTGTGCCAGAATGTAGGCAAGGTTATTGAAGACGACTTACGCTTTATGCGGTTCCAGACGGAACACAAGACCTACTACGATGAGATTGTGCGCCAATTCGAGGCGCGGGGCAGTACCAACTACCGCTATCAGCGCAGGAGTTTGATGAACGCA